CATAAATACCTGTCTCATTGATAGTAGATATATCTGTTGTTGTACCCTTATCTGCTTTAAGTGCTGCTGTTGTCAGCAGTGCATCATATTTTGCTTTCTGTGTTGTCGTTAGCGTTGGCATTATTAAGCCTCCCAAGTGTTATTATTTTCGTCGACCCAGTTATCTGAGCTCTCATCTGCCCAATCATTAGTATTTGCAGTAATCTCATTCTTTACAGTGTATGTCTGGTTATCTATCTCTACACCTCCTGTCTCTGCACCTTTAATTTCACCGGTAGGATGCTGATCATTGTACGACCAGGTGATCACATCCCCCGCCTTAAATGTAGTACCTGTGAATAAGAAAGCTAGTTCAGATGGATCAGAAGGATTTGACACAATACTTGTCGGTACTATTGGTGTGCCACCGTTCACAATGGCGCTGATAGCTAAGAAGGCATCATTGGTATACACCATAGGTCTATCAAAGAGAGCCTCTATACCATCTGTAGCCGGTGAGGATACAACGGTTTTTACTACCTTAAACACAGCCATCATTTCATTCTTTGGGACATACTTTTATATCTAAGGATGTGCTGTCATCACCAGACATCTTATCTACACACTTATCAGTAATGAGGTACTTTGTAGGCACAGTTGGTACTTCAATGTACCTGCCATCTGATCCACCTGCAATAGTACCTGTAGCTGCTGCACCTGTCGGGATACCTGCTGTGTCCTGTTTCAAGAGCAGGTTTTGTATGCCGTAGTCTTTGTTGATCAGTGTGCTTCTACAGTCTGCTGTGTAGTTCTGTATATCGTAGGCTGTTACTTCTTTCAGAGAAATGTCTATTATGTCAATATCAAATGGGTGAGAGCCATCAAGGTAGAAAGCTATATATTTTCTCGCAATATCAGTAGGATGAGTAAGATGCTGATATGGGCCATTTTCGTATTGTGCCATATCACCAGGTGCAGGCAAGTCCCATCTGTATGGAGCCCGTGCAGAAGTAGCAACACCACTATTTGTTTTTACTTTGAACGTGAATAATGCTAAATCGGTTGTATCAAAATTTCTTAGAAGAGCAAATGTACTATTGTTTCCAGCACTTCCACTTCCATCTGACACAACATTGTAGCCATTTGGTATAGAAGCCACTGTAAATGTATTAGAGCGTAAATCATGAAATTCTTCACTTCCGAACGGTACACTCAAGTCAACCACATGAGCACCGCCGAGTGCGCCTTCAATAGGCATCATAAAGTTACCAATATCAGACTTCTTGAAGCCGTCAACCAACACCTTGCCATTAAACCATACATCAGCTATGAGGCTAGGCTGAGCTTTAAGCTGTGCCAATTCATTTGCTGTTAGAGACTTGGTATGGTTGAAGAATACTTGATGGCTCTTTGTCATGTTGTATGTCGTACTAACTGGTAATGTAGCTTTTACAAACTCTTTTGTATCACTGTCATAGTATGTGGCATAGGAGTTAGCTCCCCCGTTATTGAGTATAGGATAGTCAACACTCTGACCTGTACCTAGATACAAGTGGTTTCCACTGAATAACGTAGCGTCATAAGTCTTCCCGCCGCTACCTTCGTTGATAGCCGTCAATACACCTGCCGAAGCCCTGAAGGTATCGAAGCTGTATTGTATGAGCGGGAGGATAGCTCCGCCGTTATGTCCGCCCGATTTATACATGTACATACTCATTGGCAGGGATCTACGAGTACGCTGCACCCTCTTTTTTCGGGCCTCGAATTCCTTATCGCTTTCGCCTAAACGCTGCTGCATTACTTATCCTTTTTGGATTTCTTCTTTTTCTTCTTAGGAACTTCTACCATGATCGGCTGTCCAGGAAAGTATGCAGTATGCTCTCCGGTGTCCATGTTGGTGACTACCACACGTGCAGCAGGGCCTTCCCATCCGTTGATCTCTTCCGCTTTATATTTCTTCTCCTGCCCGATAACCTGCTGTTTGCCGTCTTTTACCAGGTATGCTCCTGGACTCTGCACTCTATACATTGTCATTTCATCTCCTTCATGATCTGCATTATAACATCTTTTTGACCTTCTCGGAAAGCAACCTGATCCAGAGTCATCCCCTGCGTATATGTAGGCCTGTCAATCAGCGCCGCTTTCAGGTGATCCAACAGCTTCTGCCCGATCGGCGTACCGAAAGTTCCTACTATCAGTTTGTGTATCTCTTCCGGAGTTTTTTTCATTACTTCCACCTGCCTATTACAAGCCACTGGATTTTAACTGCAAAACTTGTCCCTGCTTGGTTTGTTGACCTGAATCTTATATGGTCTGTAGACTCATTAACGTGGGTTGAGGTTACTATCACGTCGTGGTCATCTCTTATTGCGTTACCAAAAATAACTCTATTGTCAATATCGGTTGTTGCTTTTGGTAAGTTGATGTCTAAATTACCGCTAGTATTTGATGTATTACTTCGCCACATTCTAAGTTCGCCATTAGGGTACATATACCCATTCCCATTTGTTGTTGCAAAGTTGATGCTACCGTCCGGGTACAGTACTGCTGAAGGGGTTGTTCCTATCAACTGCAAATCGCTCAACTTGGGCGTTGTAGTCGCGTCAAGAGCGATACCTGTCGGACTCCAGTTTCCTATGTCTGCTACGTTCACTGTGTGTGTTGCAGCTATGTTCTGTATTTGATTTGTTTTTACCATTATTGAACCTTTACCATAGTTATATTTCCGCTATTGTCTACAGTCAATTTCCATAGCGAGCCATCCGGGGACTTATATAAACCTGCTCCCACCACCTCATCTGTTGTCAGTGCATCTGAGCATTCTAACGTTACTGAACCGCCTGCTGCACTTAATAACTTCAAATCTGCCATTATACTTTCCTTACTTCTATTTTAGTACCATTAAGTGTAAAGTCATACAGCACACCATCTACAGTCTGTTTTGTAGGTATAGTATGTTTTACCCCTTGGATAGTTACAGTCTTGTCCTTGCCATCTATAATCATCATACTACACCACCGTAAAGACAGCATTGTCTTCAACTGTTAATGTGACACCGTCCGGTATCTCAAACGGGCCAGCTACCAGACCTCTTGATGTTGCCTTGAGGGTCTTATTACCTGCCAGAGCTTCAGGATTATAATGTATCTCATCCCATCTGGAATCCTTCTTGACCCCGTTACTGGTCAAGGAATAGAATTTCTTCCCTGTCTCGTCTGGCGTGCCTAGGATCTCATCCCATTTGCTGCCGGACTGTTTTGCTACCCACACTTTGCCCTCATCTGCCGGGAAGGAAGGCTGTGCGATCCCTAGCACATTTGCAGCTTTCGCTGCCCAGTGTAAGGCTGAATACTTGCCAGGCTCTACTTCCTGGCCTTCCGGATTCTCTGCCCACTTGCGCGCTTTAAGATCACTATTTTTTGCTTTCCCAGCGGCTGTCTGGGCATCGTTCTTAAACCCTTCCGCCTCATTCCTGAACTGCTCTGTCTCTGTTCTCCATGTAGCCGGCGTGGTATCGTTCTCTAAAGATCTGCCATCTACTGACCATCTAAGATAAGACTCAGGTAGCGGAGGAGGCAGCGCACCGCTAAAACCAGGTACGCCAGGAGGAACTGTGATAGCCTGGGAGCTTCTTACCGCTATATCCGCAATAAGGTATGTCTGGTAATCCTGGTCATAGTTCAGTGCGGCTGCAAGGAGGTCACCGGATGTCTGATACTCTGTAAACCTGTCAATTGACAGTTGACGCTCGAGGACTATATAGTCACCGTTCCCTACTGTTAAGCCTGTTATAGTTACTGTACCGCCGTTGTCACCTGTGATTGTCACCTTATACTTAGCCGGTAATACTACGTCGGTAACACCGCTGTTCTTCACGGTGTGATACACTACTACGTCCGCGCCGTTGAAGATCTTAAAATCGAAAGTAAAGATCGTCTGCCCAGCTGTTGCTACATAGTCTTTTCGTGATGGGTTTGGGTTAAATGCCATTCTGTGCCTCCTGTTGTGCTGCCTGCATCTGTGCTAGTTCCTGCTGTTTCTGTAGCTTCTCCGCGTCAGTCAGGAGCAGTTTCTTGCCAATACCCAGGAACTCCGCTACTGTGCTCGGGATCTCGTCTACCTTAACCGTAGTGTACAATAATTCCTGCGGTAATGACTGCATGATCTCCATGAATCTGAGCGTAGTCGCCAGATCCACCTCGTCCTGCATCTTGGCTGAAGGTGATGTGAACTTGATAGATGCTTCACGGTCGTTCACCTTGAACTGAGGCAGCTTCCCTGCTCGTCCGAGTATATAAACACACCTGGCGATGACACGCTCCAGCAGCTCGGTCTGTATCCTTCCAGACGCACTCATAGATGTCTCGGCCAGGTCTGCGTTACGGATAGACATCTCTGTAGCTGTCCGCACCGGCGTCTCTTCGATGTTGCCGAACGGCTTCGAGAGCATGATCCGGCGTATACTGTCTTGCAGCCTTGTGATCAGATCCAAGACGATCTCTGGCGATCCTGCGACCGGCAGCGGTGCAATACTGTCTGTTGCACCCACTACGTTGATCGTCCGAGGCTTGAATGATGAGGTATGAGGGTTTATCACACCATCGTCCACAGCCAAGTAAGTAGGATTACCCCACAGCTCCATGGCTGACAGGTAGTCACGCATCAACTGGTTAAGTGTCTTGGTATCGCCCAAGGCACGCATAGCACGACCCCGTCCATAGACCTCACCGGCTGTAGTACTCTCCCTGAAGACAACCCACGGACTGCTCTCCTCCTCGGCCTCGTACATGTACTTCTTGTGCTTCACTGAGATCACCATCGACGTGTAGGTCTTCTGGTCAGCGTTCAGCACCACACCCTCGATGAACTCCCAGTCTGTCTCCGGCTTCTCTTCAATGGACCGCTGCATATCATCCGGTAGGTCCTTGAGGTACGGGAAGATCGAGAGTATGTCGCCTGCCTGGATCTTAAGCTCACGCCATACACTCTCTACGATGCCCTTGCTGGACCTCTCTATGATCAGCTCTGCCAGAGGCACGGCACGAAACCTGAGCCCGCTCTGGATGCCGTCACCTTCCTCGATGATCAAAGCACCTGTGGAGATACCGAGATCCAGGAAGGCCTCGTTGATCTGGGATGAGAAGTTAGATGAGTTGATGTGCTTGAAGAGGATCTTGCTGATCTTCTCAAGCTGCTGCTCCACCTGATCACGCTCGCCCTCGCTTACCGACGTACCGGCCTCCAGCTTCATCCACTCACGCCCTGGCGGTACCAGCTGTGCTTCCATCCTGGATGCGTAGTCAGCCAGTGCATCCTGTGCTGTACTGTCGAAGACCTTCTGGTCCTTCTGCTGGCCTGGCTCATCATCGTTGTAGATGTTCTTCTGTGGGAGGAAGTAGTCGTAACACTCATCATGCAGTGATCGCCACTTGGATCTGTTACTCTTCGCGACGCCGATCCTGCGCATCATCTGTTCATAGGTCATCTTATCTCCCGCTTCCTAGATTCATCAAGTTCTTGTCCCACTTCGTACTCTTACCACCCCAAGGCTTTTGTGTGTTACCTTGGTTGAGTAGGAGCTTGTCTCGGATTGATATTTTAGATGAGGCTGCGTCACTTCGTCCATGATACTCTCTGCCTCGCTCTAAGGCCTTCTTTGCCAACTCGCCCTGACCTACATAATCAGCTTCAGCTCCATGCTCACTCAGAAACGCTTTCTCAGCAGCGGATCTTGCATCCTCTCCCGCAGCCTTGCGTTTCGCTTCCCAGTAATCACCGCTCTGGCTCAGGAATGCGTCAGCCTCTTTGACCATGTCTGCAGTGATCGCATAATCCTCTGCCCCTACCTGCCCTACGCCTTTCTTGGCGTTAAACAGACGGCGTCGCTCCTGTGTTGCGTAGTCACTCTTGATCTGGTTATGCTTTGCAAGGCCTTGAGTACGTTCGGCTGTAACACCCTGCTCAGCTTTCAGTCTCTCATCCTGCAGAGATTTAGAGTACATTGATTGGTACTCCATGCCTCTCGCCTTCTGCTCGCTTGCCAGGTTGGTCCTGTTGATCTCTTTCTGTCGTAGCTCGTTCTCACGCTGCATCTGAGCGTTAGCTCTCTTCTGCTTCTTGTTACCGCCCATTATGCACCTCCCAGCTTCAGTAATGGCCCGCCTAGGGCGTCATCCTCTCCGGCCACACCTACAGCGTTGCGGTATAGCAGATCTTTCTTCCCCTTAGCTGCTCGGTCATCACGCTCTTTCTTCTCTGCCTCAGCCTCTGCGTCGCGCAGCTCCATCTGTCTGAGATTCTCTGCCGCCGCTTCGTCTGCCTGAGACTGCTCCTGAGCTGTCTGCTCAGCCTGGGCATACAGCAGATCGTTCTGACGCTTCTGCTCCTGCACCATCATCATCTGTGCCTCGTTTGACTGTACCGGTGCTACCGGAGCACTTAATAATCCACCCATAACATATCCTTAAATTTTACTGTATCTGCATTATAGCACAAGTTCATAAAGCCCCTCTGCGATCTCTTTGGAGTGGGTCTTCATCACGTTAGTCACGCCTGTGTACCGGATCGGCTTGTTATAGGCTGCAAGCTCCTTGATCAGGTTACTCATGCTGCGCCTCTCGCTTCCCCACGCATCAGGGTTGGTCCACGCAAACCAGATGAAGAAGTGATCCCCCTCGTCTGTTACGGCATAGAAGCCCTTGTTCTTCGTGGTCAGCAGGAATCGTCTCGGGTGCGCGAAGTACTCCGTCAGCGTATCACCCATATCACCGACGATCTTCACGTGCTTTCTCACCATCTCCCCCAGCCATGCATCCTGCCAGTACTGAGCATCGAATCTCAGTCCTGCGTTGTGGCGCCTCTCCAGATTCAGCTCGCTCACTAAGTTCCTTCGGGTCTCAACCTCAAGGCTGTACGCCTCATAGATCGCCTCTTTGGTATGCTTATTCATCTCTATCATGTCCTGTACTCTCATCAATAACGCCAGCTCTTTGGTGATTCATCTGTCATGCGCATATCTGTCCAGGCGAGTGCCAGGTAGCGAAAGGCATCAGCGCCGTGGGATGCCCAGTCATGCAGCGCCTTGTCTTTCCAGACGTTGCGCTTCTCATCGTACTCCTTGCGGTAGTTCTTAAGAGCCTTGATACCCACCTTACAGCGCTCAGCATCAAACCAACACCTTGGGATCAGATTCCTGGCAGCCTCGATACCAGATGGTACATCCCGATTCGGTACCAGGATTGGGTTGATGCCATTGTCACGCAGGAACTTGGATCGCTTCTTGCCTGTGGTCATCTCACGTACCTCGACGTCATGCGGGAAGTAGTGTGAGTGGAAGGTCAGGCCGTAGCGATCCCTAAAGTCATGTAGCCAGTTGATGTAGTGTGTGAGGGCCTCGTTGTTGGCCTCGTAGTATGCGATCACGCGGATCTCACGGCCGAATGCCTGTGCTACCCATATGGCAGTACTGTCGCTCATGCCCAGGTCCCAGAAGGTGAATGTCTTGAGTGCAGGCTCGACAGGGACCATGGTGATCCTGCCCTCTCTCGCTGCGGTGTTGATCTGCTTGACGTAGTAGGATCCCTCGATGTCGAAGTCATCCCATGAGCCGTCCAGCCACTGCTGTCTAAGACCCTCTGGCAAGTTCTGCAGGTACTTGAAGTATCCAGGATCAGCCTCCATCAGGTGTGCGTTGTCCCTGATCGTAGCGGGGATGTAGATACGCGTCTTGCCATCCACATCGAACTTCTTGCCGTGTGGCATGCTGTCTATCCGGAAGCGCTCCTTGACCCACTCATGACCCACACCCCCAGGGTTGGTGGTGAGGAACACCTGAGTCTTGATGTTGGCAACAGTTGAACGCACAGATCCTAAGAGCTTCTCATAGAGTGCCTCGGTGGGTATATGTGTGACCTCTTCCATCAGGAGCCTGTGGATCTCCCATCCTTGGTACTTGGTGAAGGCGTCAGGCGTTGCTAAGTGTCCTGTGT